CCCACCCAACCTTCATCCTCGGCTGCATCCCAAACGTCTTGGAGAAACATCGGGGTTAGGTTGTCTCGTAGGTCGCGCAGAGCGTTTTCTCGCTCAAGGTCAACCTCTTCTCCCAAAACCGTTTTGCCGTATAGTTGGTTGAGAACCATATTGACTGGAGGAGAACCCTTGGTTCGTATGAATTGTTCCAACGTGTCGCCACGGTTTATTTTTATTATTCTGCCTGATGCTGCTTTCCGTTCTCCTGTGAGTATGCGGGTAAGCAATACAGCATATTGTCCGAATCCACCCAGTAAGTCGTGTCTCGTGTTGCCCCACCGTGCCTTGGCAAAATCCGCAGAACGTGGGTCAAGTTCAACGTCTGCTCCTCCGAGTGCGGCTAATCCTATTGCAGTGCTTGCCGCTCCCGAGAATGTAATTAAATCTCTGGCTGCCATTTTGCGCATAGCAGGAGAATCTGATATTAGCATCTTCGTTACTAGAAAGGGCAATCCTATACGAGAAGTCTGTAATCGTGGAGAGAAGAAAAATGCATTGAGCAGAGCGGTTTCCTTGGGAGCCCAACCTCTACCTGTTGCCCAGTTTACGTATCGAGCAAGTTTTGTAAGTTCTACCTTCATTGCTGGAGCAACCTTTACGTTTGCTCTAATGCCCCAACCTTGCACAGTACCATCAAACACGCTTGCTCGGAACATATCAAGGTAGCCAACATAGGCACGTTCAGATGCTCGCACTAGTACGCCTACTCCAGGAATCTTTTCAGCAAACTTAGACATAAAGGCTTCTTCTCTTGCCGATAACCCGCGGGCAGAACGAGCCAACGAACCCAGAAATAATCCTGCATCATCTGCCATCTTGCCGTACTTTCGACTTGCCAGATGTCGTACTGTTTCATCGTAATACTTGGGGTCAAAGAACATACGAACTGACTTGGTAAATGCTGTCCAGGCTTTAGCGGGGTGGCTAGGCAAGAGATACAGCCCCTGTCGTAATGGAGCAGAAAAGTCACCCGAGGCAAGCAGTGTTCGTGGCAACAATACCTTGTCCAAAATACCTTCATAGGCTTTCTTCCAAAACGAACGCTTCTTTAATATTTGCTCAACAAAATCTTCACCAAACACTCGTTCTAGTTCATATAGTCGGCTCATTGGCGGGATGCGGGCTTTAAGTATGTCCTGTAATCCTTCCCAAGCGTGAACAGCGTCCCACTCTCGCAAGTCGCCTCGTTCGTAAGCTCTATGTATAATGTTGGCAAGTTCTTCTTGTTCCTTCTTGGCAAGTTTCCTACCAATAGGAGCTTCAATGGGCATTTTGCCAGCTTGTGTTGCCAAGCCACGTCTAAACGCCTCACTACCTTTATATGTCTGTAAAGCCCCTCGTAGTTTGGCTGCCCTAACAGACGACTCTACTGCTCGTTGCTCTAACGTTGGTTCCCACAACTCTTCAGAGGACTTGATAAGCTGTTTGATTTTTATTACGGCGGGGTTCTCAGCAACGGGGACTTTCTCGACTGCCATTACTGCTTTAGATGCAGGAGCAAGCGGTTTTACACCAGTATACCGAACAACCTCAATCTCGCCCTCATAGGTTTTTATAATCAATCCATCATATCCCTTGCGTTTCAACGCTTTAGGGATGGCTTCTGATGCAAATTCTTCTGCGGCTGTCAAATCCTTTCCCGCTTTGGTCGCGGAGGTTCGAGCACGGTTAGCAACGCCTACGAGATACTTGTCTCCTACTGCCTCTTCAAGCACATAGGGGTTTTTGAGTTCGGCTACCTCGGATATTACTTGCCCACCCTTCCGCTCGGCGTAAAACGCTGCTGTCTCTGGGTTGTTTGACCAGTATTCGCCCTTGCCAAACCAACCAATGTCGTTGGGTTCTGCGCCTTCGGCAACTCCGCGATATAGCGTTTTGGAAAACGGTTTGCCTGTTTGAATCTCGGCAAAAGTCTTAGTTGCTACTTCCTTGGCTTCCTTGCGGGCTACACCTTTATATGTCTGCCCCTCCAAGCGGTCAAGAACGCTCGTTATTGCTTTTTTACCTGCCTTAAATGTGGCTCCAACCCCACGTGCACCAAGTTTTAGGGTTGCCTCTATTCCTCGCTCTACCCCATAAAATGGGGCAATAGGAACTCTAGCTGCAATTTTTCCTGCGGTTGGTAATTTTCCAGCGGCTTGCCATAATCTAGTTGCGGATGCCCCTGGGATCAAAGCGGTTGCAGCCAAAAGTGGTGATTCGTAAGCTAGTTGAGCATAAAACGGTAATTCTTCATATTCCTTGAACTCTTCAGCAAGGGGTTTCTGCTCTGGGTAAACTGAAGGTTCTGCTTTTTGTATTTCCCCCAATCGTTTCGGGGTAATGGGTTGTATTAGTCGCTCTTGCCGACGTTGTATCGTGCCAAACCACGCAAAGGGGTCAAGCATACGCCAATCAAACCCCTCCTCTTCTTTGGGTTCCTCGGTGTTTGGTTTATTCTTATCTAAAAACAGCTTGTACCAATCTTTCGCCATTAAAACCGCCACTTCGCCCGAGGCGTTAATTTTCTGCCCATTGTGCCCCCAGGCCTCTGTTCTGGTGGAGTAGCCAAAAATTCCTTGTACCAGTCAAACTTTCCCGCCCAAGTTTCCAACGATGGAAATTGCTTGTAAGCGGGAAAACTAGGCATCTCGCTTTCATACGGGGAGGTTATTACATTTTGTCCTGTTTGTTGCGTTATCCACTGTTCTGTAGAAGCAGACTCTTGTTCATATTGTGCCAAGCCTTGGGCAACTGTCCAGTTCCATTCGGCAAGGGCTTGATTGTACGCCCCCACCTGCGCAGTTGCTTTTGCCCCACCGTAAAATTCGGCTTGAGCAGGAGACGGAGCCATAGCCGTGAACTGTTCAGCAGTTGCGGGAGTTGCTTGCGACATAAGTTCTTGAAACTTTGCTTGTGCTATAGCATTAACATCGAAAGTTCCAACGGGTTCTGATGGAGTTGCTGCCGCTCGGGCGGAGGCTCGTAATTGTTCCATGCCCGTTTCATACTCACCAAAGGCTTTTTGAGCTTCCATCCCGCGCATTTGCGCCTCGCCTGCTTGACGTTTGGTTTCTTTTCTAGCTTGTTCTGCTTGCGTTATTCTCCAATCACGAAGTTCAAGTTCATACTCAAGTTCAGGCACAGATAGCCCACCAAGCTCTTCCTCACGCTTCATTATTTCCTGCGTGGGCATACCTTGTGTAAGTTGCCCAACTAAAGCCCGCTTGGTAGATTCATCTCTTCTTGCTCTATCAACCTGTCCTACGTACCAAGTTTGCCAATCTCTGAAATCAGGACGTTGTAGTTCGTTAAAATAGGGTAGTTGCTCAATGGGAACTCCACCTGCTGCCGATTCAATTGACCTCTCGTAATAGCGTTCGGCTTCATCTGGCTTCATCGCTCCCTTGTATACCATTTGGTTTAGGAGCCCAGATAAGCGTTGAGTGTAGCTTTGGTCTTCAAACCCAGTAATAGGAAAGACAGAATACAATGCATTGTCTCTACCTGACCTGTACGTAGGCAGCATAGATGTTAACTCTTGTTCTCGTGCTACTTGCTGTTGTTGCTGCTGATAGGCGGGGTACACGTACTGGTCAAAATATCTAAACAGTGGACTTGTTTCGTCTACCGCCATAGTAAACGGAACACCATGTCCTGCTTTGAATCGTTCATACTGGGCAGGAATATAACCATAGGTATTGCTCAACCACTGGTAAAATAGCTGTGTTTTTTGCGTGTTGTCCTGTCCATCAGGCATTAAATCCCTCCACCTACACCTATAGCATTAACAGCTCCTGGTGGTGCGCCGCCCATTGCTTCAGCAGGCAACGTACTTGGCGGGACACCTGTTTCACCTACAGTGCCTTCTCCTGTTTGTCCTGCCATTGCTTGATAAGCAGTTGGTGCTCCACGTTTTCCTGGTTGACCGCCTGCACCTTGAGGCATTGCCATTTGTGACATTATTCGCTTCAATTCAACAAGATAGTTTTGAGACTTCAGGAAGTCTCCAACCTCTACAGCACGAAAGTAGGCGTCTTGCAATCGGTTGAGTATCATACGGTCTGCCCACTCACGGTCAATCTGGTCACTCTCTAGGTCTGGGTCTTGAACCCCGAGAATATCCCCTCGGATGGTGCGGTCAGAGAACAAAGGAATTTCACCGTCTCTCGCCATACCCGCAAGCTGATAACGTTGCGCATCGTCACGAGGCAGGACGGGTTCGAGTTTAATCTCGGGATGCCAGTCGCCCTCTAACTCAGATGCTTTAACCTGAACAGCTTTGGGATAGCCAAACGCTTGGTTCTTGGCAGTTCTACCACGAACCTTAATTGGAGGTAGGGAACGAGAGGTGTACTGCCTCAATAACCACAAGCATATAATGGTGTACCCTCGTTCCAGAGCCTCGGCAAAAGGTTCAACCACAGTGGCGATTGACCCCTGTAGTTGGTTGATAGCAAAACCTGAAAGCCTGAACCCCAAATCTCCATATACGGTATTGGGGAACGTGGCTCGTTGAACTTCTCCTGTCATTAGGGCGATAACGTTGCCCGTATCTGGGGGCATAGTTTGAGGTATAAGCGGTTTGAACTCTTCCCCCGTTTGAAACGGTACAACAGCAGCCTTGTCAACCTGAAAGATGTCTTCGTCAATGGTCTTCTGCCCACTTGCTGACCATAGCCCCATTGGAACCTTAACGCCTCGGCGTACAATGGTTACAAGGTCACTATAGGTTTTGCTCATTGCGGGGAAAACGTCTCTCCCTGCGGCGAGACAAGATTCTCCAACATGTACACCCGTTTCCTGGTAGTTATCTTGCCATATCTCGGGGGCAGCCCCAGCACCGATTACCGCGACAGGGCAATAGCCAAGATTGTGTTTGGTGAAATTCTCCGCGAGTTCACCTTCTATAATAAGCCCGTACTTTTCTCTATCCCAGTAATCTACGCAGGTCACGTTAGAACCAACCTTGTATTGCCCCTTTGTAACCTTGTAATCTTTCTCGGCTTGCTCCTTGGTCATCGGGTACTCGTGAGTCGCCCAACTAATCCCCTTGTTGTCTCGCCCGTAAGTCATACTGTAAATGTCCCAGATTTTCACATCGGGGAATGTTTCGCCATCTTCGTTTTTGTGGGCGTAGACTCGTATGCCAAAGCCTCCACGAACCGCTGCGTGCCACGCCATTTGAGAGCGAAGTGTGGGGCGTTGGGGCATGAGTAGTAACTTTTCGTCGTTCATATTGAGGCAACCGTACCAGAACCTCTCAACGTTGGACGCAATGTGTAGTTCTTCTTCTGTCAATAGCTCTTCAGGAATAGAGATAAGAAGTTTGGAATCAGACAGTAACGATATGACCTTATCTGCGAATACTCGTGGAGTATTGGTAGTGTAGCTATAATAACCTGTTCCTGCGCTGTAGGGTTTGAGACGCCATAGGTTATAGTCAGTCTCATACCGTGCTTTCTTTTTTAAGAATACAGAATCATTCCGAAAGCTGCCCATAGCCGTTTTTATTTCAGCAACATCTTGAAAAGCCATAAGTTACCCCTTTATTTGGGCATACCTGCACGTATTCTGCCCTCTAACACTCTAAATTGTTTCTGTACCCGTGGGTGCATATCCCCGATTACCAGAGTTCCTGCGGGGTCGGCAAAAACCCCGATGGGTTCTCCCTCGAATGTGATAATGAACGGTCTCTGGAAAATCATTTCCTCTTTGCTCATCGGACGGAAGGTGCTAATCGGAACTTGCTTCATTTAATTCTCCTTAAAATTCAAAAGAACTTAATCTTTGGTCGCTGCGATAGGGCAGATGTAAACCCATATAGGTCTACGATACCGTAAGCGAGTGCTTTGATACTATGGTTAAAGCGGTCGTCAGGAGTTTCCCCCGCAACGTTACCATCTTTGTCGGTCTTCCACCGATACACGGCTGTTTGGTTTGTTATTGGATTAGGCGCGCCACCAAACTCGCTAATCAATCCTTTGCATCTACTATGGATGCGAAGTAAAGATTGTCCCGTCTTGGGGTTTATGATAAGGAAGCGTTTGACTGCCTCAATTCCATCTCGTATCTCTAACTTTTGGCTTCGTAAATGCACACCTGCTTCTTTAAGCCATACTTCCACGGGTGCAGGCATGGCTTGATGCTGTTTTGCGGCTATGTCTACTGCTCCACCTATGACACGGTTCCACCATGGACGTTGCTTGACGAGTTTGATAATTTCAGAAGTTACCAGTCCGCGTTCAAACACCTCGTCGAACACTACAAGATTTTCCCCTCGTTGCTGCGCGGCTAAAACTGCATAGGCTGTGGCATAACCTGGGTCAACAAAGATTTGTACGAGCCCTATTGGGTCAAAATCATACGCCTCGCCTGCCCCAACGTGAAGGGCAGTAGAAAACTCATCAAACACACGTCCTTTTGGTGGACAAGGTCTACCCCCAAGTCTTTCGTTGAACCAGTCGCTGGAGAACTCTGCCTCCATTGCTTTAATCTCGGGGTCTTCTCTACCACCTGGGTAGACAAATATATTTGTCCAAGAGGGCAGGGAGAAACTAACAAGGTCGTCTTCGGAGGCTGGGGGGGATTGACCACGTTCCCATAATTCAGGCCACCATCCGAGGGAACTTTCCATAGTACCCGTCATGAGAAGCCAACCCCGCTTTTCAGCAATTCTTCCTCGTAGTCTTAGGTAGCTTTCGTAGTCTATTTGAGCACCCTCACAAGCTAAGATTCCGTCTGGTGATTCGGCAGCTAAACCTCGGGGGTCGTTACTACTTTTAGTTACGATACGAAATACAACTCCACCTTTACTATCAAAAACTAAGATTTCACCTGGGTCTACTTGTTTGGTGTGAGTAAAATTGTACCCCAGTTTTTCAAGGCTAGAACAGATATAGTCAAACTCTGGACGAGTCAAATTATAGTTGGCTCCCACAAGCCAATATAACCGACCGTAAAAAAGACGGCTAATAAGGAAAAGTGCAGACAAAAAACTTTTTCCAGCTCTTTCCCCGCCTGATACCAGAATTTGTCTATGCGGGTTATATAATATCTCTTCTTGTTCAGCAGTAAGTACAACACTAAGAGCGTTTAATACTACGTCTATTTGTTCTTTATTTATTATTGTGCGGGCAGTATCCATAATGTCCTAATGAAAAATTACAATTATGACATAACAAACGAAACGAATCCTTTGGAAAGCCATTTGCCTTTAACCACGAGTAAAACTTTTTATGGGCAGCCGTTCCTTTAGCAATCCCGTACTTTTGTTTATATCGCTCTCTTGCTTTTTGGTCTTTGCTTAACATTATTTGTCTATGGGGTTGGAATTACCCCCAGTGTTTTAAGGATTAAGTTTATTTGTTCGTGAGTTGCCATTAGTCGTTTTGTTTTTTGCCCAGTTCTTTAAGTTCAAGAAGCATATCTTCTAATTTGGTATTGGTAGTATCAATC